TGTCCGTAAACTCATAACGGTATTTCACGTTAATGCCCTTCAGGTCATCGCTGCCTGGCATATCAGTATGGGTCTGAAGATACCCGGCGCTCAGCGTGGACTGATGTTCAGACGCCCATGCAGGCGCACCGGATACGGCCAGACAGATGGCTGTGGACAAAATGGCTGCACAAACTTTACGCATAATTACCTCTCGCTTTTCTGCAATAAAAAAGGCACCATTTCTGGTGCCCGTATCTGGGTTATAAAATTCAGCTAATCGTGATGCCTGCAGTGGCTTTCTTCATCACCACAACCAGCAAATCGCTGATACTTGCTGTGGGATACCAGCCATTTACCAGCCATGCCGATACAGAAAACTCCAGCGTCATGTGACCGTGACCGGCAGGCATATCAATAACACCCGTATATATCAGCGTATTATCCAGGGTCGTTCGGTTATAAATTTCAGCACCGTTTTTCTTCACTATCAGGCGGCATGACGAATAAATATTGTTATTCTTCCGCTCATGTTTAGCACCGCGAAACGCCACCGCGGGAATAACAATTTGCCGATCAAACGGCTGATCGTCATAAACCCTGACGGTAATGGTCCCTGATGGCCACCTCTCCGGTGCCCGGGAGTCCCGTGGGAAAGGTTTGCCCACTGTTTTAACGAGATCGCCTTCAATCTGGTTCGCGGACAATTTTCCCAGAACCCGACAGTTCTTATTAATCGTGACGTTGTTGAGCGTCCCGGAGTTCGCGTTCACGTTACCGCTGATATCGGCATTTTTCGCCGTCAGCCGTCCGCCAGGTGTCAGGGAAAATGCCGGAGGATTACCGCCGCTGGTAATGGTCGGAGCCGTCAGGCATTTCAGGAACACGTCGTTCATGAATATCTGATCGCCCTGACCAACAAACATCGGCTTTGTGTTGCCATTCGCAGGATTAATCATCGCAATCCTGTCTGCCGCCAGCAGCACCTGACTCTGCATTCCTGCTGGCGTATTCTCAATACCGGCACCGATACCCGCAATATAAAGGCGTCCGTCCTGCATCTGCTGCAGCTTCACAGCCCACATGCTGTTCAGGTTATTATTTGTATCAACCTGAACTTTCTGTATCTGCTGGATTGCAGCACTCTGATTTTCCAGTTTTTTATTGACGGTTTGCGTGATTTCATTGCTGACATTCGTAATGGACGTCCTGATTTCAGTCAGGTCCGGCGCAAGCTGACCGTTATCAATCTGCGTCCACAACTCCTTGCCGAGATGCGTTTTATTGATCAACCCTTTATAAAAATTCAGATAACCTTCTGCATCATCGCTCGCCCGACCGATGGCCTCCACAAATGCCGATTTGCCAACGGTGTTCACACTGCGAACGTAAAAATAATAATCATGGCCCGGTTTGATATTGATACTGGCGGCTATCCAGTACAGTGCCGTACCAAGATAACGCGCGCTGGTTTCAACCTGCCTGATATCCGCAATCCGCTTTTCCGAAAACCAGAACTCAAACTGCACCGTCGGGTCATATACAGCCAGTTTCGGGACCGCCGTTATCTGAAAATACCCCGGTATCAGTTCAATAGTGACAGGCGCTGCCGGTGCCGCAATCCGGAACGATACCGACGCCGGATCGCCCTGCTGCCCCCGGGCATTTACCGCCCGGACTGTCAGACTGTAATTCCCCAGCGCCAGCTGCCTGAAGCGGTATGTGGTTTCCGTCGTCCTGGCTGTGCTGACCAGCCGCTCACTGCCGTCGTCCGCTGCCACGGTCAGGCGAAGCAGGAAGCTCACACCCTTCACCACCTTCGGCGTGTCCCATCGCGCCAGCACCTGATATTCCCCGCTGTCTGCGGTGACTTCGGCGGTCAGATGCTGCACCGCTGGCGGCGTGACACCATTCACCGTGCCGCGCCGGTCACCGTCAAAGTGTGCCCCGTTATCCACGATGGCCTCTTTTTCCGGTACATGCTGCACGGCGGTGATGGCATACGTGCCGTCGTCGTTCTCACGGATACTCACGCAGCGGAACAATCGCTGGTGCAGCGTCGGCAGCTTCAGCCCCCACACGCTGTATTCTGCAACGCCGTCAGGAACCCGGCTCACTTTCACCTTCACGCCGTCGGTGACGGACTGGACCTCCACGCTGACCGGATTGCCACTTCCGTCAACCAGGCTTATCAGCGTGGTACCGGAGGATAGCAGCGTGATTTCACGGTCGAGCGTCAGCGTCCGGGTCTGGCTGTTCACCGCCAGTACGCGACCACCGGTGCTGATACCGGCATAATCATCATCGCAGATTTCAATGACATCACCCGGTACATGGCGAAGCCCTTCTGCGCCCACGCTGAAGTCCACGGTCTGCGTTTCCAGCAGTTCCGTTTTAATCAGCCACAGCCCGGCGCGGTGTGCCTGCCCCCGACTGGTACAACCAAAGGCATCCATCTTCGTGACATTACGACCGTAACGGGCAATGGCCTGCGTATCCTCCACAAGCTCTGTCGCCGTCTCCCAGCCGTTATCCGGGTCAATCCAGTTCACCTCAACGGCATTATGGCGGTCCTTCAGGGCGCTGAAGCTGTAGCGGAACGGCGCGCCATCATCCGGCATCACCACATTACTGCGGTTATAGGTCCACACCTTATCCGACGGTCGGTCCTGCACGAACGTCAGCATCTGTCCGTTCCATACCGGCATACAGCGCATCGCCGAGCAGAAATCACTGAGAACATCCCACGCCTTACGCTGTGTGGTCAGGTAAGAGTTACAGGTGATGCGCGGCTCCGTGCCGCCAAATCCGTCCGTCACTGACTGGTCGCAGTACTGGCCGATGACATACAGCGCCCATTTATCCACATCCGCCGCACCAAGACGTTTCCCCATGCCGTAGCGCGGATGAGTGAGCATGTCCCACAGACACCAGGCCATGTTGTCGCTGTATGCCGGCTTAAACGTTCCGTCCCAGATACCGCTGTATTGCCGCGTCTGCGGGTTATAGTTCGACGGCACCTGCAGAATGCGCCCGCGAAGATGATAATTGCGACTCACCTGCTGGTTACCGAACTGCTCTGAATCCACCTGCACGCCGACCAGCGCCGTGTTCGGGTAGCACTGTTTCACATCGATGATTTCGGTGTACGACGACCAGAGCGTTTTGTTCTGCAGCTGGTCTGTGGTGCTGTCCGGTGTCATCCTGCGCATCCGGATATTAAACGGGCGCGGCGGCAGGTTACCCACCACCACCGAGGCCAGATACTGCGAAGTGGTTTTGCCCTTAATGGTGATGTCTTTTTCCGTCACCCAGCCACCGTTACGCTGTATCTGAACCAGCAGGCGGACTTCCGACGGATTCCTGTCCCCCTTTGAGGTGGTTTCCACCAGTGCCTGCACACCGAAGGTAAAGCGCAGACGGTCGATGTTTGCCGACGTGATGGTGCGGGTGATCGGCGTGTCATATTTCACTTCCGTACCCAGCACAGTCTCGGAGCCGGAGGATTCAAAACCTTCCGGCGGTGTCTGCTCCTGCTCACCTGCCCGGAACACCACCGTGACACCGGAGATGTTGGTATTCCCCTCACTGTCCAGCACCGGCGTACTGTTCAGCAGCACGCTTTTTAATCCATCCACCGGACCTTCAACCGGCCCTTCGCTGATGGCATCAATCACACTCAGTAACTGCGTGGATTTCAGGTTATCTTTCGCTTCGCGCGGGGTATGCCCCTTACTGCTGCCTTTACCCATTCCTCACGCTCCATAAACGACAAAACCGCCCGCAGGCGGTTTCACATAAAACATTTTGCATCAGCGACCAATCACCACAACCTGACCACNCATACAGCGCCCATTTATCCACATCCGCCGCACCAAGACGTTTCCCCATGCCGTAGCGCGGGTGGGTCAGCATATCCCACAGACACCAGGCCATGTTGTCGCTGTATGCCGGCTTAAACGTTCCGTCCCAGATACCGCTGTATTGCCGCGTCTGCGGGTTATAGTTCGACGGCACCTGCAGAATGCGCCCGCGAAGATGATAATTACGGCTCACCTGCTGACTGCCGAACTGCTCCGAGTCCACCTGCACGCCGACCAGTGCCGTGTTCGGGTAGCACTGTTTCACATCGATGATTTCGGTGTATGACGACCAGAGCGTTTTGTTCTGCAGCTGGTCTGTGGTGCTGTCTGGCGTCATCCTGCGCATCCGGATATTAAACGGGCGCGGCGGCAGGTTATCCACCACCACCGAGGCCAGATACTGCGAGGTGGTTTTGCCCTTAATGGTGATGTCTTTTTCCGTCACCCAGCCACCGTTACGCTGTATCTGAACCAGCAGGCGGACTTCCGACGGATTCCTGTCCCCCTTTGAGGTGGTTTCCACCAGTGCCTGCACACCGAAGGTAAAGCGCAGACGGTCGATGTTTGCCGACGTGATGGTGCGGGTGATCGGCGTGTCATATTTCACTTCCGTACCCAGCACAGTCTCGGAGCCGGAGGATTCAAAACCTTCCGGCGGTGTCTGCTCCTGCTCACCTGCCCGGAACACCACCGTGACACCGGAGATGTTGGTATTCCCCTCACTGTCCAGCACCGGCGTACTGTTCAGCAGCACGCTTTTTAATCCATCCACCGGACCTTCAACCGGCCCTTCGCTGATGGCATCAATCACACTCAGTAACTGCGTGGATTTCAGGTTATCTTTCGCTTCGCGCGGGGTATGCCCCTTACTGCTGCCTTTACCCATTCCTCACGCTCCATAAACGACAAAACCGCCCGCAGGCGGTTTCACATAAAACATTTTGCATCAGCGACCAATCACCACAACCTGACCACCGTCCCCTTCGTCTGCCGTGCTGATCTCCTGAGAAACCACCCGTGACCCCACACGCATTTCACCGTACAGAACAGGCAAAACATTGCCCTGAGCAACCATGTTATCCAGTGAGGAGAAATAGGTGTTCTGTTTGCCGTTATCCGTTGTCTGTGTACGGGGAGTTCTGGCTTTCGGTGCCAGCATCTGCGCCACACCACCGAGCACCATACTGGCACCGAGAGAAAACAGGATGCCGGTCATACCACCGGCCCCAATGGCTGCCCCCCATGCTGCAAGGGTGGCTCCGGCAGTAAAGAATGATCCGGCAATGGCGGCAGCTCCCAGGACAATCTGGAATACGCCCCCTGACTTGGCCCCGGCGACTCTGGGAACAATATGAATCACAGCGCCGTCAGGCAGAACCTCATGTAACTGCGCCGTCAATCCGGACGTGCTGACGTCCCGCCCGGAAATCCGTACCTGATACCAGCCGTCGCTCAGTTTCTGACGAAACGCCGGGAGCTGTGTGGCCAGTGCCCGGATGGCTTCAGCCCCCGTTTTCACACGAAGGTCGATGCGGCGGCCAAATCGTTGTAAATCCCC